AGGTTATACATTCAGTACCATCTTCGCTTCTTTCATGCCCGATGACACGCTCCAGTTTAAATTCGTTACGATAATCCCCTACTCTTTGGTCTTTTTTCCCAGGGCAAGCAACAAAAAGTACTTTATCTTCTTTTTTCTTTGGTTCGTATCTTGGAGGTTTTACTGTAGGTTCTACAAACTCTTGTTCTTTATTTTGGGGGGCTTCTGATTGCGTATATACAAATTCACTGGGGTTGTATTGTAAAGGTTCAAAACTAGGAATACTGAAATTACCACATTCTGTATATGTGCCATATTCATCTTTATCACTATCAATAAGGATTGTTAGATTATTTCTATGTACTCTTACACAGCCAGGAATATCAACTATTGGTTTACTTATATTATTTAATATTCGTACGTCAGTTTTCCATACAGGTATTTCGTGTATCTCAACCTTATTTATATCAATGCGAGGTATGTCAATCGTAGGCATCTCTTTTTTTTAGCACTGTTACTTCTGAAAAACATCTAGGACAACTTAAGTTAGTTATTACAGAAAACTCAGTATTATCATCAGTATCTTGATCCCCTCCCCAAATTAATTCAGAATCGCACCAAAAACAGTTCATTTTATAATAGGCATTGATGGACCTGTCATTTTAGGTAAACCATTATCTAATAATTTAGGCATCATTCCCTGTACGTTCCCAAGTATTTCATTCATAACTTGAGATTTAAAGTTTTCAGATGTTACATATTTGTATCCCAGGTATGCTCCACCACTCATGGAGGCTACCATTATAAATGAGATAATACTTAAAACATTAGCAATTTTTTGAAACATGATTAGAGATGCAATTTTAAAAGCAATTAGTCATGCACTAATTATATCAATGCTAATTATAATTCCAACCGTAGCTCCTTTATATTTAATAACATCTTATATGACTACGAAGGTGCACCAGAAAATGTAGTAGGAGTTTTAGACTCTGTTATTTCAGCAGCAATACTTGTTTCGATAGCGGTAACTTCATCAGAACCAAGTGCATCTTTAGCCCAGGAAACTAAATTTTCTTTTGTAATAGAAGCTAGAGCTATAAAAGAAGTGCCATTAGCATCTGCAAGCCCAACAACACCATAACGGTAGGCTTGATGAATTACGGCAGAATCTCCACTGCCAACGGTTTCAGAATCACTCGCAGTCCAATGAAGATCCGTTAATACGTCAGATAAAGAACCAACAGTTTTTGTTCCATCATAAGAAACAACATTCCAGGTAACAGCCATAATTAAAGATTTTTATTTTATTTTAGTTTGATTCTACTGTTTGGACAGTTTCAGTTACAACATCTGGTAATTTTGCAAACTGTTTTAATGCACCTTGATCTTCGATAATTGGTTGCATAAGTTGATTTTTTTCTGCTACTTTTTCTTGGATTTCTCTTTCAAGCATTTGTGCTTTTGCGATATTTAAATCAAGACGAGTTTTTGTTTCGTCATAAATTTCTTGTGGAGTTGCCATAAAATTAATTCAAGTTATCCAATTATACTAGGCAGCTTCTAAGGCTTCAACTTTTGTAGTTAATTCTTGTACAGCAGCTACAAGTAAAGGCACAAGTTTACCATGATCTATTTGTTGGTAGATTGGATCGCCTTCTTTATGGCCTAAGTCGTCATCTTCCTCATAAACAGCATCTTTTTCACCTGTAATAGCGTTTGGTACTATGTCACTAACTTCATGTGCAAAAAAACCATCGACAAATTTAGATAAGTCATTTTTCCATTTAAATTTAATTGGTTTTAATTCTTTTAATCTAGTTAGTCCATCAGTTATAGGTGTATCATCTTGTTTTAAGCGATAATCAGAGCCACTATTATATGAGGTTGCACTTGTTGTAACACTAATATTACCTACGTCCGTTGAGTCTCTTCTAAATAAAAATATACCGCCATTACTATCTGATCTCCTACCGACATAAGCAAATTCGCTTGATCTTGTTGCATGAATAGACCCATTACCAAAGATTCTGCAACCTACACTATTGTTAGAATCAAAACTTGTAGAACCAACTACCAAACCATTTCCATCTGTTCTTGCTATTTCATTATCATTAGTTCCAACATAAAAAATATTAGCACCACCGGAAAACTCTATATGTTTATGTAGTTGATTATCCCCACCCCACATAGAACTAAAAAGAATATTTTTATTAGTAACTAAAGCTCTAAAAGTTGGATTGATTCCATTACTTACTCCATTGCCTAAAGGATTTCCTATATCAACCTGATTACCTTCAATGTCGATAGCACAAGCTATTGCAGAAGAATTATTAAATGACATATTACCTGTAAAACTTGTATTTCCCGATTTGTCGATTCTCATACGCTCTCCAGAGCTTACTCCTACATCGTGAGTATGAAATGCAAGATAGCCTTCATTACCCGATGCGGGGCCACCAAATTCTATCCCTTGAAATCCTGAGTTAGTTACGAGGCTAGTAGGGTTACCAGTTTGAGTAATTCCAACATATCTCGATGTAGTTATACCCGCAGTGCTTTTTCCTAAAGATATTCCTGTTACAGTATTAGTGGCTCCACCTAATTCGAGCATACTTTCTTGAGTAGTGGTCCCGATCCCCAAATGTCCACTTGAGTTCAACCGCATCACTGAAGCTGGTGTAGCACCGACTAGAAAATCAATAGAATTATTGGCATTTAGTCTAAAAATTCCTTGTGCTGTAACTCCACTATTAATTTGTAAATTTAAGTTTGCAGAGGAATTTGTATCTGTAGAATTTCCAACAATATTTGCTACGTTTGCTGCCCCTTGAGTGGATTCAAAATAACCAATTGTTCCTGATGAATGAGTTACATGAAGTCTCCCTGAGTTTGGTGCTGAAGTACCAATTCCAATAGAATTACCTCCTGCATTTAAATAAAATAAATTTTGTTCCGTGTCGCCCTCAATTCTAAAATCAGTGTCCGCACCACTGTCGTTAAAAGTTATTTGAGAACTGTTTATCTGAAATCTACTAACCCCGCCAGTTGCTATATCAAATTGATCGTTAGCACCCGAAAAGATACCGGTATTTGTGTCATCTCTGAAACTGAGTGAGGGAGCACCCGCACTACCATCTGTAAGAGTTATTGCACCGTTTAATTTAAATACTTCTACCCACCCGTCATTTGAACTGTTTCTTAGTTTCATTACACCCGCATTAGTATCAGCCCACCATTGATAAGCATATCGAGTAGCCGGCTCCGTTGAACTTGAGTTATTACTTACAATCGCAGCAAGGGCATTATTTAAGTCTGTTCTAAATGCTGCCCCTGATTGGTTGGCTATAACATAATCATGAGTTGCCATTACTTAGTCCTTTTTATATAAGTATATGATAGTTGATAACTTAAATATAAACATATTTACCCTCCTTTACCAAACCCAACTGCCGTATATTTAAAACTCATATCTTTTAAACCGCTACTACTTCTAGTTTCGATCACAAATTGCGTACCACTAATTGAAGTTATGTTAAAAAAATCTCCACTTGCAGCATTTTCAAGAGTGATTCCGATAGTAGGTAAAAAGGCATTTGTTGAACCACCTAAAGAGCCAGTTCCAACAAAGAAAGGAGATTGAAAAGTAACAGTTTTAGCCGAACCAGTTGTTGCACATTGACTCGCTATTGATGTATTTACAGTTTCGGTTCTTCGTTTTAAACTTGCTTCATATCCAAGTTCTGTGACATTTATATTTTGAGCGGGGTCATCTGATGTTAATTCTACTTTAAATTTAAATCCTCTCGCTCTATATTCTCCATTAGCAAAAGTATTAAACTGAGTAAAGTTTGCTCCATAAGTGCAGTTACCACTTGTTGTTTGTGCAACAGTAGCATTTAAATGAAAAGAATTTGCAGTAGGAACCGTAGCTATTTCATAGTTACCATCAACCCCCGCCCCAGAAGTGAAATTCACATCTACAAAATCTCCAACACTATATCCATGCAAAGTTTTATTGATTGATATTGTTCCACCGCTTTGCGAATATGTAGCAGAAGTTGATAATGTTGTATCTAATTGTGTTGTCGCAACTAGCAACTTAGCGTTTACATCTTCCGCAAGATCACCATCAAACTCTGTCCAGGTATCAATATTTGCAGTTCTTGAATCAATCAAATCATTAACTAAAAGACCAGATGTGACAAACCGTCTTTTTAAACTCAAATTAAAAACTTCACCCATTTCCACGACATTTTGAAATTCATAAGTCCCACTTGAATTTATTGGGCCGGCAAAATCAATATTTGATAAATCATCAATATTTTGTGTAATATCATCAAATAATAATGTTCCGTCTAATAACAGTCCATCAAAAGTTTCATCATAAAAACAATTAGTTTTATTGCCTTGAAATGGTGGCGAATCTGTATCTTCTCTTTCTGTGAGTATTATTTGATTTGGTTGTGGATCTGGTTGAGTGACGATTATTCTTGCAGCATTATTTGATCTTCGACCACCATCGTCAATGAATTTAATACTGTAAGTCCCTGTTAAAGCGGGGACTAAAGTTTCGCTAACATTTCCTGAAAGTTTTGGGATTATTTCTGTTGAATTACTAAAAGTTGCAACAGCAGGATCAACAGAAGGAGTATGCCTCACGGAAATAGAACCTCCATGGGTTACGTCAATATCTGTTGCAGGATTAAATCGAAGTCTTATAAAATGATCTGAAACAGGTTCAACTGTTAGACCTGTAGGATCTTCTGGTAAGGCTGTTTTACCAGCTGCATTAAAAGTTATATTGCTTGAAGTTGCTGATAATTGATCTAATACATTATAAGAAAATACTTGAATATCATAAGTACCTTTTCTACTGTTCATTATTTCAAAATCAGGTCTTGATACTTTTTCACTTATAAAGTTATCATTTCCAAATCTATAGTTCACTTGGTACTGTGTTACACCGACAATAGGTTGCCAACTAATAACAATTTTTGATACGGCTTGGTTGTTGATAGGAAATATTTGTTCAGTAGCAGCAACATTACTAGGAGGATTTTTTAACTCAGTAAGATTTGATATATTACGAGTAGGTAGTGCTGTTCCATCTTCAATAAACGCATACTTCCCTTCAACATAAGATAAAGCTGTAATCGCATAATTTATGCCGTCTTGTTCTTCTACTGTAATTACTCTGAATAACTGAGCCTTTATTGATGTATTTTGCAGTAACCAAACTGTATTTACATTTGGTGTCTGTGAAAATGCTTCAGAAACAGTAATCGTTCCATCTGAAATAGATGAGACAGGCTTACTTTCAAAACTTCCATTAGGTAATATCAACCCCAAAGTTGGATCTCCACCTATAGAAAGATCTGTTGCATTAGTATCATCAACAGTAACAACAGTTGTAGAAGTAACTGCTTTCAATCTTCCACCTCTTCTTACCCCAGCCCTTACTGGATCTTGCACTTCAATAACTGCACCAGGTCGAACTACTACTCCTGAGTCTATTGACGTTGTAAAAGTGCAGACCTCACTTTCATTATTTTCAGCGAAGAGAATTGACCGACCTAATCTCCTGGCTTGATTACGAGAAGTACACGCAAATGCTTTTACCTGCTTGACTACAGTTCCTATCTTGGCTTTTATTGTGGCATCTTCTACAACTTCAAAATCTACTTCTTGACTATCCATGTTGAAGTAAGAGACAGATACAACACTGTGTCTTGTTTTAAGACTGCTTCCTGAGTAACTAAATCCACCTTCTCCTACGTTAGATAGGTTAAATAAATAACTCGGATCTGTTGGTTTGTCTTGTGTAATTGTTATCGAACCAGCAGACCATATTGGCATACATCTCATAACACCAGCTAATTCATTTATTAGCTCAAAAGCCTCTCTCGGGCTTTGGATATTTACGTTGCAGCTAAATCTAGCTTCCTGTCCTCCAGCACCATTATCTACAAGTGTGTTTGCAAATTTACTGGCTGCTACAAAACTGAAAAGATCAAGAGAACTATCTGTTATATGAGCACCGAATCCATATCTATCATTAGTTAAAATGTCGAGCAGCACCATCGAAGGGCACGAGGTCCATACAGCAGCACCCATTACACCATTGAAAATATAGCCATCAGGGTACACAATGCGACCAGTAGCAGAATCGACACTTGGCGTACCAGAATTGGATGCACCTGCACCTGGAATCCTTACTTTTATTCCTCTTATCCTAAATTTACGTCTTGGTATAGAACTAAACTGCATTGAATCTAGTCTTATCGAACTATATGCACTGTTTAAATATGTTGAGGCATCATCAATGATCTCACCAAAACTTGTCCACTGAAAACTATCTCTTAAATTGCTATCTGTACTATCTGCTGTGATTCTACTGACTCTTATATCTACAGGAAACGCACCAGTGATATTTACACGGTAGTCTTTTTGGTACGCATCTCCACTTCTACCTCTTATAGTATCAGTAATGACATCAGTAAAACCACCAGAGTTATATTGAACAGAAATTTTTAATTCAACTTCTGAACCTAATAAATCTCCAGCGTCAGTAGCTCTCTGTAATTGAGGAAAAGTAATAGATACTCTTACAGCATCAACATTTGTATTTGTTATCTGACGAGTAACGGGAGTGCTTGTAGTTACAGTTGTTCCTACACTTGTTGTTGATACACTACTCTCAATTCCAGGTATTTTAGTCTGACTGCCAGTGCCAAAACGGGGAGTAAATCTTACATCTTGAAAATTAAAATCAGAAGTTTGAGGATTTGTAGAGTCTGCTGAAGCTCTTAATACTGGAGTGTCATTAAGAAAAACATCTTTCAGTGCAGCATTATTGTATGCAGTTGTACCTTTTGTTCTACCCTCTTTCGATGCCGTTGCAAAACCTTCTATCTCTCCTTCTGAAACAAGGTCAAGAAAAGTTGCAAACTGTCTACTGTGTAAAGTATCAGGTTCTCTAGTTGGTTGCGGAGGTGCAGGTGGTGGATCATTACCTTTCGCACCCCTAATAAGATGTTTCTTTTCAATCATGCTTGTACCTGCTCCGTATCTATTGAACCACTGATTACCACTGATCCCGTAAAAATTTCCCCGAATACCAAAGGTACGGGAGTTCCGGCTCTCCCCGTCTGTTGCGTTCCACCAAAACTAAATGATAGCCTGGGATCTTCTTCTGAACTAAACTCTGGTCTTTTCGGTAAAGGAGTCAGCATTTCAGATACACCTGTTAGTACTAAAGCAATACCAATATTCCCTGCAAGTGCTGTGAGACTAAACGCTCCAGATGCAGTAGCAAAACCTCCAGCTAGACCTTGTGGGCCTAAACCAAATCCTACAGCGGGGTTTACTATTGCAAATCCTATCAATACAGCACCCAATAATATTTTGCCTAGTCCTCTACCAGCACCAGTTATAACAGGTACAAAATGAATATCTTTTTTACCTATAGGGTGTCCTAGTTCACTTTTATCTAATTCATAATCGCCAACTTTTACTTTGTAGTACCTACTATTCATGTGCTGTTCAATTCCAGGAAAATTATTTATTAAAAAGCTCATTGCATGAGCTAGTGTGTCTGCTTTTACTTCAAATTCTTTATGTCCTACAAACTTTGCAAGCTCTCCATATAATTTTATTTTACGAAGCATAACGATACCTCTTTCCTGTGCATTTTAACAACCACGGAGAATATGGTTCTCTACAAGATAGTCTATCGGTTAAATGATGAAGTACATCATCTCCTAGAAAAATAGCTACATGATTTAAAGTTGAATCTAAAATACTCATCAATAAAACATCTCCAGATTCTAACTTTTCATCTGGTCTAAGTTCTCTGAATCCTGTTCGCCAAGCATAGCTTTCAAATAAAGGGTCTTTCATAAATTCTTCGGGAGTTATTGGTCTTTCATAATCTTTTAACTTTATTCCTTTTTCTTGGTTGTAGTAGTCACGAACCAAAGACCAGCAATCTGTAACACCCCATACCCATTGCCGACCAAGTAAAGGTGCTTCATATCCCTGCGGTTCATAATATCCCCATTGTTTTGTTTTAGGATTAACAATATGCCACGGAAGTCCACTTTGTTCACAACTAACTTTATCTGCCTGACTAGCTATAGCTGGAGTTGTTGGGTGACTATGAACAACAGCAACAATATCTCCTAAATTATCCGCTTTTACATAATCTTCTGGATCAAGAATAAAGCATTGATGTGCTGTCATAGATAGATTACGACAAGGATAATACCTTTCCTTACCTCTAATATTCAACAAAAGACCAACAGATTCCTTCGGATCTTCAATTTCAGCGTGATTAAGTGCAGCTTCTTTCCAGTTCATGTCTGAATAGTACCGATAGAGGGAAACTCCGCTCTAGTGCATTGTCTTTGTGGAGCACGAATACCAGCAAGATCAAATACGGCAGCTAATTCAAACTGTACTGTCTCTCTATTTTCTGCTGATTTCCTATCTATTTTGTATATCTCTTTTGGAAATTCTGCTGTATGATCCGGTTGTCCATAAGGATTTATATTGCTGGGAAAATTAACAGCATCAATAAATCTGGCAAGTGTTCTGATTCTAGTTACAGTTGCACCTGTAAGATCATTACCAGCAGTTGTAGCATTTACAGCAGCTAATATTGCAGTAATAGTTCCTAATGCATTGCTGACAGTTAATGTGGGTCTAGGTAACTGTCCTTTTCTAAAAGCAAAACCCTCAGCTTTTATTGGAAATCTTTGATAACTATTACCAGCCCAGACTATCTCTCCATTATCTTTAAGACTACTGCCTGCATGAAACCTGTAAACAGTATTAGCACCATGCAAACTATTATCAAGTTGTAAAGTAAAAAGTTCAATTACTGCTGACGGATTTATATTTTGAAGATTATTAACAATAGCAGAACTGCTCATGGTTCAAACACCTCTCTGAATGTTGCTTGAATTGTTGCTCTATTGTTATATGGTATAGATTTTGACCAGTTTTCGCAAACATATTGTCCAGCACCAGATAATGTAATTGTGACATTACCACTATGAGTTGCATTACTAGCAACAACAGTAAAGACGTTTGAATTTGTGACCGAAGCGACAAGAAATGTACCATCAGTAGCACCACCAGTTGTGTAATCAATAGTAAGTTCATCTCCTAGAGCAACATTATGATTTGTAATTGTAATTGTTACAGTAGTACCTGATTGAGAGTAAGTTCCTGTTTTTGTAAAGCCTTCTCCTGGTGGAGTAAAAGTAAAGCTGGCACTATCATTTGCACGACTATCAAGGAAGCTTTCTATAGTGTCTGCATCCGTTTCCGATACTTCAAAAGTAAAATTATAGACTTTTGGATTTTGATGAGCAGCAAGTCCAAATAATAATCTATGTTCATAACCATCAGCAAAACGAACTGTTCTAGTATTTGGTCGTGATCTTTTTTGTTGCCCGTAAGTGGGTGTGATTGATGGAAATGTAGCCATTATGCAAGTAAACCTCCAGGTCTTTTTTGCTTAATTAATTCTGATTCTATCGCTGCTGACAATGCAATGCCCAACTGCCTTCCTTCTTGTTCATCTCCTTCTACATTAGATCCAGAAGCATCTACGTTTACAACTATACTTGTAGATCCACCAAGAGCATGGTTTGGTGTAATCCTTCCAGAAACTCCAGGTGTAAATAGCTCTGGTCCACGTTCTCCTACAACGTAACTATTACCACTTCTTACTGGCCCACCTTTTGCCATAAAATCAGCCATCGTAACCTCTCCTACTGATGCTGCCGTAAAACTTGATAAAGCACTAGTTGTACTACTGACACCTGTACCGCCACCAAATAAACTTCCAAGTCCACCAAGTATCGAGCCAAATAAACCACCACCTCCTAATGTGCCTTGCATATTTCCAAATAATGCCATGTTGAAGGCTGCATCTATCAGTTTATTTAATACATTATTGAGCATATCGTTCAATGTAGATGTACCACGAATCATTCCCTGTATTCCCTGTGCTATATCTGTGGCTATTGCCTGAGACATTCTTTCAAACGCTGCTGCTGTTTGTTCTGCTAACTCTCTCTCTTTTGTTAGAAGTTGTATTTTTTGTAATTTTCTTCTTAATTCATCTTCATCTTTTATTTCTCCCTGTTCTTTCATTTCAGCTATTTGTTTTTCTATCTCAAATTCTTCAGAACTCATAGTAAAACTACGCTCCAGCATCTCTATTTGTTTATCTAAATTTTTAACCCTGGATTTTTGTATAGTTTCTATCATTTTATCAGCTTCTTTCTGTGCGTTTTTGGTGTTTATAAGAATTTGATTTTTAACAATTAAATCATTTACAATGTCTTTAGCTTTTTGTACGTCTTGGTCATTTATTTGACCACCAAAACCCATTCCTGTTTCTTGGTTTGTAAGATTTAAAATAAGTTCTCTTCTACGCTCAGGACTTAATGCAAATCGATCTGTAACTAATCTTCTTGTGTTTAATAATAATTTCGCTTCTCTTCCTTCTGGAGTGTCCAGATTTTGACCTTGTACTTCTGCTTGTTTTAGTAAAGTTGCACGTTCTAAAGTTTTAGCAATAAATCTTCCTATACCTGAGTTTTGAACAAATAATGCAAATGAAGTTCTCATCAAAGTCATTATTTTTGCAAAATTATTACCCAACTCTGTCATTCCCTGTCCAAACTTAGTTAGTGCATCTACCCCGTTAGAACCTACAAGATTTATCATTTTCTGTCTTGCTGCTTCAAATGCTGCCTCATCATCTCCTAATTTTTTAAGCGTTGCAATTTGTTTTTCAAATTCAGTTCCAGTTACTCCTAATGCTGCTGTAAGTGCCTCTACGTTTTTAGTTGCTGGATCGAGTGCCTGTCCTAATTTTCCTGCCTCTATAGCAAATTGTTGTACTGGTGTTGCAATAGAGGTGGCTGCTAAACCTCCTGCAAAACCTCCCATCTGACCACCAAATAATGCTCCTAGTCCACCTCCTAATGCACCAGCAGCACCGACAAATGGTCCCTGACCAAATAACAAAGGAAATGCACCAGAAATAACTGCACTACTAGCTGCACCAGAAAGACGATTTCCCCCTCCTGCTCTTCCACCACCGCCTCCTCCACTTCTTTGCTTGTTTATTGCATTAGCTGTCTGCTGTTCAACTCTTAACTGTTTTTGATCTACTTTTAACTGTTCTTTTTTCTGTCTTAATATTTTATTTTCTAAACCAAGTCTTTGACCTGTCTTTTTTATTTTTTCCTGTTCATTACGAAGTACTGTTCTATTTGCTTTTCCACCTTGAGCTAATTTATTTAATTTTGATATACGCTTCTCAAGATTATTTAGCTGCTTATTAACAGTCCTGGTATTCAGTTTTATATTAACTTCGTAATTA